CCCGTTAGCTTCATGCTGATTGCCCTGGCAGCAAAGACTTCCGTGGAAGGGCTGCATACGTCGGTGTCAATCCCGCCGACGCGCTTCCAGCACCATTCCACGAACGCCGCGCACCACGGCCAGCCGGTGCCTCCGAGCTCCGTGGCAGCCTGGTACTGACGGACGCGAGGACCGCTGTTCAAGCCGAGCGGCACTTCCGTGACGCCGACCTCGGCAAGAGCCACCTTGACGACCGCATCGCCCTTCGTCACTTGCCCTCCTTTGCCTTGCGATGCCGTTCCAGCATCCTCTGACCCTTCGCGTAGAGCTCGGCGCGGTCCTTGTCGTTCTTGGGAATCGGCTCGCCCCAACGCGCGGCTCCGAGCGCACGGTTGGTCGGGTCGCCGTTCGGCTTCGTGAAGCTGCCAGGCGCGTTCGGGGAGAAGTGGCGAACAAGGAAGCTGCCCTTGCGAGCCCATGCGCTCGAGGATGGGTCGCTGCCGGCGCTGATCACCGTTCGCTTGCCGCCCGGTGCCCGCGTCTGCGGACCGTACTTCGGCTTCGCCATGATCTACAGGATAGCGGCAATCACGCCGACGACCGAACCGATCGCTGCGCTCACAGCTGCCACAGCGACGACGGTGCGCCCGACCGAGCCGCGCCCCATTCCCATTCCCTCGCGCCTGGCCTCGGCAACCTCCAGCGCCTTCAGCCGCCCGTTTAGGTCGGCGCGGTATCCCTGTACCTCGTCGCGCAGGTCGCCAATGTCCCGGCGCTGCTCCACTCGCAGGGAGTCGAGCAGGACGTAGAGGCGCTGAACGTCGTTGGTGGTCACGTCAGTACCGGCCCGTACACGGCGAGATAGGCGACCGGACCGGGAGAACCCGCGTACATGGTGCCATTAGACACGGCGCGGTATGCCCTGACGTTCACCGCCGCCGCTCCTGCTGCCGGTGTGTACGGCACCTTCACATGAAAAATATGCCGCACGCTTGCCTGCCCGATGACTCCGAGGCGATAGATGCTGGTGCCGCTACCGTTTACGAGGTGAATAATCACCTCGCTGCCTGCCGATGCCCCGCACTCCACAATCGAAAAATAGACCTCTACCCAATAGGTAGAGGTGCCGTCTGCGGTCCATGATGCATCGCTAGAGAATATGTCCGTTCCGCCGGGTGAGGACGTATCGGACACCGTGTAGTTATCGGTGCCGCTCGCGCCGCGAGTCACATACGCGAGTTGCCGCGTCGGCGCGTACAGGGCATTGAGGTTCCCGCTTATCGCGTTCATGCTGGCAGCCGTAAGCGTCTGCCCTGCGGTAAAGGTTTCGGGGGTCGTCCACGGCATGACTAAGCCGCCGACTCGTATATAAGTGTTCCGGCCAAAAAACTGGAGTTGTTTGCGGCGAACTGGAGGCTAGGGATTGCGCCCCAATAGTTGTTTCCGGTGTCGTCCGATTCCAGCGCAACGGTAGTAGTGGTGTTAGCCATCCATATGCCTGCATACGGCCGCGGAGTGTTGTTGTAGTAAATCATTCCCGAACCGAGCGTTCGCAAAGTTGCCGACGCCGCCGTGGGAAGCGAAATCGTCAATATGCTCCCGGCGCTTCCACCGCTTGACGCGGTCAGGTGAAAGTTCCAAATCACCAGCCGCCCGACCTGTATCCACTTGGAGTAGTTTGTTGTGACGGTGACTGCGGTGCTTTGCGTCACGGTCGGCGTGTAGGTCGTCCACCCGCTAAACAACGGCGCAAGGGCAGCGCCGTTGGCCTGCACGTCTTGATTCCACTTACTTGCGGTGAGTACGTCGCCGGTCGCCACAGTCGTCGGTGTAACCCATGCCATTAGTCGGCCCGCCTTGTGGAAACGCTGGTGTAAGTCTTTGCCATGTGCGCCCCCTCCTAGAAGGCGAAAATGTCGGGACCGTCGAACTCCGACGTGCCAAAGATGATAGGTGGTCTTTCGGGGACGGCGCTCAGGCTGTACGCGACTTCGTGAAGCTTGCCGCCGTTGCGGATTATGTGGTCAATGCCCTCAATGTAGAAGTCGGCGGTGCCGGCAATCTGCGCATCCACGACGGTGATGCGATCGCCGAGGTCGCGCGCCAGGCCAAACGCCATGAGGGCATCGCTGCGGTTTGCAGTCAGCCTCAGCGAGCGCACAGGCGGTGTCGGGTCTTTGGTCTGACTGACGAGCCATTGCGCGAGGGCCGTGCCCTGCGCCGCGTTGTTGATGTACGGGCTGTCAATGGTGGGGTAGTCGCTGTACCCATAGTTCGTCGCGCTGACGTAATCGGTCCACGTTGCGGTGCCGCTTCCCGTCTTGATGACCTTCGCGCGGTTCTTGATGTTCTGCAGATCGGTAGCTGCGACCGCCTCGGCAGCGACGTTCGTGATAGTGCCGCTGCTCGCCCTGGTGTACCTGTCGTAGCGGTCGTTGTAGATAATCGTGCCGCCGCGACTGTGAAAGAACTCGCCGCGCTCGGTTTCGATGAAGCCCTCAATCAGTTGCAGCGCGGTGTCCTCGGCATTGTTTGAGAAGCCGCTGTTGATCGTGTCGCCGGTGCCGAGCGAGCGGTAGTCCGTATCCGTCCAGTCAATCGCCGTCAGCACGGTTCCGATCGCCGCGCCGGTCGTGATGGTTCCGGTGTTCGTGATCGTCGGCTTCGCGCGAGCCAGATGTAGGAAGAGGTCTTGCGCGTGGATGATGGTGCGCCTGGCATCCTGCGACGGGTCGTATTCGATGCTGCGCACGAAGCCACGGAACTGTCCGTATTCGGTTCCGCCGAACGTGGCCGCGATGCGAACCGGCCGGCCTGGCAGCACGTTAGGGCTCAACGGCGAGCTCGCGTTCAGCGGGCTATAGGTGCCCTCGAGGTCGCGGAGCGTAATAATGGCTTCGCCGGCAGTGAAGTTCGACAGGTTGTCGTCGCGGCCACGGCGAATGGTAATGGCCTGCACGTCTGCGCTGACGTCCGAATAGAGCGCGTCAAAGCTTCCGGCGAATACATCCTCGCCGCCGAACGTGCTGATTCCGAATACGAACAGGTCAAGGCTGTCCGAGTATTGGTTCGTGAGCTGATCCGAACCATCCAGCGTGGACCCATCCAGCATGAAGGCGTTTGAGGGCAGCGGCTCCCACGCGATGCGAACGCTGTATTCGGCCTCTGCCATTAGACGGTGGAGCGCACCTGACGATCCAGCGCAGACTGAATCTGCCTGGCAACGCTGTCAGCCTGCTCGCGGCTCATGCCCGCGAACGTCTGATCGCTGACATTGAGGTTGATCGTGACGCTGCCCGAGGCTCCTGCGCCGGCCATAATGCTCGGCGCGACGGTTGCGCTGGCGATGCTGCTCTCCAGACCTCGCGTGTCAATGCCCTGCGCCAGAGCCGGCGCGAGCCCGTCAAACCAATGGTTGAGGTCCGACATAGGACCCTTCTTGGTCGGGCTGCCCGTCTTGAGGTAGTCCTTCAGAATGTCCGCGATTGCCTTGCCAGCTGCACCGATGCGCGGCAGGACTGCTGTGAGCCCATCGGCAAAGTTGTCACCGAGCGCCTTACCGCTGGACAGGAAAGCCGTCGCCAGCTGATTGAGCCTGGCAGCGGTGTTCTTAGTCTTTTTCAGCGACAAGTCGCGCACGTTGTCGAAGAAGCCGCTCATGCGCGTCAGGGCCGCCTCCAGCTTGACCCTTTCATTTTCACGCGCGGCCTCATACGTGGCCTGCTGTTGCGCCAGAGCCGCCTCCTCCTGCGCCTGGCGCTGTGCAAGCTGCGCTTCAAGAATCATGCGCCGCGTCTCGCCGGCCACGCGCTCGTCCTCGAGCTCCTTATCCATCGCGGCCTGCTTGTTCGCACGCTCGGTGGCGTAGAACGCATCGGAGTCGCTGATTGCCTGCGCACGCAGCCGCTCCTGCTCGGCACGCTCCGTCTCGGCGGTCTTGGTGAGCTCCGAAACAGTGACGGCACGCTGTGCCTCGCGCAGTTGCCGCTCGGCTGATGCAATCGCGCCGGCATCGCCAAAGTCGCGTGCCTCGGCAAGCCTGGCCTGTGCCTCCTGCACTCCTGTTGCGAGGTCAAGCTGCTGCGCTTGGTCCTGCAACGAGCGCAGCTGGCTTTCGGCAGGGGTCAGCGCATCAAAGCGCGTCTTGATTTCGTCGGCAGCCGCCTTCGCGTTCTTGTCGATCGTGGCAAAGAACCCGGCGTACTTGGTTTCAATGTCCTTGAGGTTTTTCGCCGTGTCCTTGTCGTTCTGCTCCAGCGTGCCGGTGACGCGCTGCCAGGCTCCATTGACCTCTTGAACGTAGCCGCTGTATTCCTTGTTGATGCCATCCAACTTGGTTCGGCTGGTGCTGGCCAGGCTTGCGAGCCGGCTCTGCGTTTCGGTGTCGAACTTCTTTAGAGCCACCGTGGACAGCGCCTGCGCCAGATTCTGCCCTGCCGATCTAATGCCCTGCGCTCGGTCAGCCTTAGCTGCCTTGATCTGCTCGGGGGTAAGCGGCTTGCCCTTCTTGCTTCCGCCCTTCGCACCCTTGCCCTTCGCAAACGCTGCGCCGGTCCTCCGCAGGGCCTCGTCAATGCCCATGCCGCTGTTCACCAGCATCTGCTGACGACGGTTCAGCACGACTTCGCCGGCTGTCAGCATGGCCGGCACCTTGTCGCGCCCGCCTGGCCCTCGCACCTTCCCGCCGCCAGCGAACCCGGTGACGTAGCCTCCCGCGAACTTGCCCTGCGCTTTCGTCTCGGTGACGTTCACGCGGACGTTGGCAACCTTGCCGTCGAGCTCGTCCACCTTCTTGATGAGGTTGTCGAACTGCGTGATTGCGGGTGGGACGTTCTTTCCCAGATTGACACCGCTGAACGCCCTCGCCTTGCCGGCCGCGTTGTTCAGAACATCGGCGGGCTTCGCGTTCGCAATCTCCCGCAGCGGCTTGGCAAGGTCGGCGCGGCCCATCGCATCGAACTGATCGGCTGCTGCCTTCGCGTTTGCCTGCAGAGCCTTGAAGCCAGCATCCTGCGAAAGCCGCTGGTTGAGCGCGGCCACGGCAGAGTCGTAGTCCTTCGCCGCCTGGCTGCCCTTGCCGCCCGCCTGCGCAGCGAGCCGCAAACCGCTGATGCGCTGCATTTCTGCACCGCTCGCCTCGCGCAGCCTGGCCGTCACATTGACGTACTCTCCGCGAAGCGTCCCGAGCGACTGCTTGACTTGGCCGGCAGCCGACGACTGATTCCCCATGCTCGTCGCAAGCTGCGCCTGTGCTGCGGTAAGCCTAGTGACGGCTGCGGTGTATTGCGGACCGCTCGTAATGCCCTGCCGGCGCAGCCCAAGGACGGCACGCTCGGCGCTGGCGACCTGATCGGCAGCCTGCTTCGTGGCGAGCTGCGCTTGCGTGTAGTTGCCGACTGCTCCGAGAAGCGTGCCGACTGCTGCCGATGCGTTGCGCGCCGCCGTGTCGAGCCCTCGCAAAGCCTCGGCGTACAGCTGCGCTGGTGGCGTGCCCGAGAACAAGCCGGACGACAGGGCGGCAATGCCACCAACCAGCAGGCCAACGCCTGCGGCTGCCAGCGCCCACGGGCTGCCACCGCCTGCCAGGGCCGTGCGCAGCGCAGTCATGGCAAGGCCGACCTTACTCATGCCGGCCTGTGCAGCGGTGAGGCCAGGCGCGAGGCCAAGCGATGCCGCGCTCATACCCGTGAACCCCGTCTGCAGAGCCTTTATCCCGCCGGCCAGCGCCGTTACCCCGGTGACGGCCGCCTGCACGACCGCGAGCTGTCGCAATGCCCCGACGAACGCGACAACCTTGTTGATTGCCATTGCGGTCAGCAGAGCGACGATTGCGCCCGTTGCCACGGCTGCCAGCGGGCCGAACCCGCTGATTGCCCCTGCCAGGCCAGCGAGGGCACCTGCGAACAGACCGAGCGGTCCGATGGTTGCCGTGACGACGTTGCCGATGGTCGTGAACGCGGCCTGCGCGATGGTGCCGAGGTCCGACAGCAGGTTCTTGAATCCCTCCGAGCGCAGCACTTGCGTTGCGAAGTTGCCGAATGACGTTGCGGCTTGCGAGAACGCAGGCACAGCCGCCTTGATGACGTCGTTGAGGACCGGCATTAGTGCGCTGAACGCCGGCAGCAGGCCAACGCCGATCTGCGCCTTCGCGTTGGCGATCTGCGCCGCGAGGATGCGCTGCTGATTCGCTGCGCCGCCCGACGTGCGTGCGAAGTCCCCTTGCGCGTCGCTCGTCTGCTTCAGAATCTGCGCCTGTGCAGCCAGAACCTTCTGCTGCGGCGTCAGGCTGCCCTTCGTCGTCTTGATGATGCCCATTGCGAGCGCCTGCTGCTTCAAGGTCGCATCGTCAAGGAGTACGCCGTAGCGTCGAATCGGCTCGCTTTCGCCGCGCAATGCGGCACCGATCGCCTGTATGGCCTCCTCGGGACTCGTGTTGTAGAACGAGGCGAGGTCGGCAGACAGCGTGACGAGCTTGGTGCTGAACCCGGTCAGCTCGCGCCCTGACAAGCCGGCGCTCTTGCCGAACACCGCGAACGTGGACGCTGCATCGAGCGCAGCCGTTTCCGAGATGCCGATGCTGGTCGCCGCCCGCTTGCTGAACTGCTCAATCGCTGCGGCGCTGCGGCCAAAGATCACGCGCGTCTTGTTCACGGACTCGTTGAGGTCCGAGGCCGCGTTGGTGACGCTCTTGATGCCCTGTATTGCCTTCGTCGCAACGAACGCGCCGGCAGCGGCTTTCATGGCGAAGCCGAGCTTGCCGAAAGCCTGGCCGGTCCTTCCGACGTTGCGATCAGCCTGGCCGGCGAACGCCGTGATCTGGCTGTTCGCCTTCTTGAGCGCCCGCTCAAGGTTGCCGACCCTCGCACCGAGCTCAACGTATGCGCTAGCGACCTCTGTTGCCATTACCTACGCCTCGCCCTTTCTGCTTCCCGCTCTGCCCGCTCGCGCTCCCGCTGCTCGTAACGATAGAAGGCGATCCACTGAGTCATTTCACGCCGGCTCATGCGCCGGTCCAGATCGCCGACCGTCATTCCGAGGTCACGCGCCAGGCGGAACCTCCACGTCGTTTCCGGTCGCTTCAGGAAACATGGCCTCGGCATCCTCGAGCGCCGTGACACCGATGCCGGACAGCGCCATAACGCGCTCCAGCACTCGGTTCACCGCACGCATGGACTGCTGCCGAATCCACTCATAGGCGTCGTCACCGAGCTCCGGCTCAACGATGCCGGCCAGAACGAGGAAAGCCTGGAGCTTCGCCTCGTCCAGATTGCCCCGAGCGTCCGTCGCCTTCTCCTGCACCTGCTGGTACGTCCCCATTGAAAGCTCGCGCACCTTGACGCGAGCCTCCCATTCGGGAACGTCCACGTACTCCTCCCGCAACGTCTGCTTCGCCAGCAGGTCGTCTGCGGAGATGGTGGGCAGGGCGTCCCCCGAGCGCCCGCCCGATGCCCCCTGCGCAGCCACTAGACCGTGCCTCGGGTGACTGCACCGCTGTTCTGGAACTCCGCCGACCAGCCGATCGCGTCACCGATCTCGCTGGTGACCTCGTAGCTGGTCAGGATAGCCGAGCCCGAGTAGTACGGACGGCCAGACGCGGAGCCGGCGGGGAAGACCTTCCACGGCCTGGCGGTACCGCCGAGCAGACCGGACAGGTAACCGTCCACCGTGGCATCCCACTTGCCCTCCATGCTGATCGTCCGGTCCCGCAGGCCGGTCACGTACACCTTGTCGTCGTCACCGAGGGTGGAAACCTCGGCGGTCTCTACCTCGACAGGGATGCCCACGCTGGTCGCGTAGCTCGTGAAGTTGCGCTCGGTGCCACCCGAGTCGTTGATGTAGACCTCGGCATCCTTGCCGTGAAAGAAGGTCGGCATGCTTGTTGTCTCCTAACTGCGGCCGAAGCCGGCAACGAAGGTCGCCGTGCCGCTGGTGATGGTATAGACGACGCGGGTGTACCGATTGACGGTGCCGGTCGCAGTGGTTCGGAAGGACCGGGCCGAAGCCGTGACGGTCCCGAGAGTGAGGTAATCCACGTACGTGCTGTTGTCGGACGAGTGCTGCACCTTGACGACGACCGTGCCGCTCGCTGCGGTCGCGTGCAGGTAGCCGTATCCGCCGTTCGCGCTGGACGCCGAGTTGTCCACGACCGTTGCCGTGCCGCTCGCCGTGCGCTGCGCCAGGCCGTGGTGACTGATGATCGCCTCGGTGCCGACCGAGCTCTGGCCCTCAATGCTGACCATGACAACGTCGCCAATCTCGGCGGTACGCTCGGCGCTGGTCACGTCCAGCGAGTATCCCCTGCCACGGCTGCCGTCGGCATCCCCGCCAGGGTACACCGACCACACGCTCTTGGTGCCCGAGCCGGTGATGCTGTTCAGCTCGCCGTCAAAGGTGCTGTCGAACAGCCCTTCGGCGCTGATGGTCGCGTCAGCGAGGCCAGGCACATACGTCTTGTCGTCGTCGGCGAACGTGGTGCTCTCCGCCGTTTCGACCTCTGCGCTGTTCGACAGGGACCGCAGGTAGCCGGTCAGGTCGTTGCCGTCCTGATAGACCACAGCGTTCTTGCCGTGGATGAACGTCGGGCTCACTTGCCACCCCCACCGGGCTTCGGCTTGTCAGGTGCCGGCTCCTTGCCGACAGGCTCGATCAGCTTCTGCTGAACAAGCCACTTGATGCTCTTGTCGGGGAGGTCGGTGACGACCTCGCCAGCTTCGGCACGCTTGCCAGGCGGGTAATCCAGCCCGACGAGCGCCCGGTACTTCGTTGCGCTCATGCGCGTACCTCCAGCTCGTAACGGCCTCCCGCCTGGCGATAGAGGACGCCGTTATCGTCCTCGGTCAAGTCGGGCAGCTGCCCGATGCGCCGGCAGGCCATGACAGTTCCGCCCCCTACGACAAGATCGTACTCGTCCAGCAGGGCATCGCAGCGGTCAGAAAGCTGCTTTGCGCGCTTGTGCGAGTTGCCGCTGTCCCAACCCTTGATCAACCATCGCTCCCGAATCGTCGCCCGAGCGCCGAATACGCGGGTGTCGTCCCCATCGGCAAGCTGGATTGTGACGTACGGTGCCACGGCGGTCTGCGGAGCCACGCCGTAGTAGACGCCGGTGCTGCCGAGGCTGGTCAGCGTGGCGTCGTTTGCCAGGCGCGAATAGATTGCGCTGCCGGCTGCGGCGCTCACAGGATTGCCTTGCCGATCGCGTTGATCGCTGCCGGCCATGTCGCGCGAAGCGCCGGCTCGAGGTACGGGTCAGCGTCCATGCGCCGCGTGCCAATCTCCACGTAGATCGCATACTCCGCGTTCGCGGTGACGCGCCATGTCATGTCGCGCACCTTGTCAGCGGCGATGCTGTTCATGAGGTTTCCGGTGTCCACCGGGGCATAGACCTTCGCCAGCGCCTCGGTATCAAACGCCGTCTTTGCCAGCACGCGCTCCACGGCGGGCTTCGCGCCGGCTGCAATCTGCGGAATCTTGTTGTACACGATCGGCACAGCTACTTACCCTTCCCGCCCTTGCCCTTGCCCTTGCCCTTGCCGTAATGCTTCGGCATCAGTCCACCTCGTTGCAGTCAAGCCGGATGCACGTTGCGTAGCTTCGCGGAGTGCTTGTGCGGGTTATCTCATACGTCTGACCGTCGTACACGATGCGGTCGCGCTCGGTGACGTTGGTTCCGACAGGCACCGTGATCACCCAACCTGTGGCAGCGACGAACTCGCCGCCAGCGATCATCTCCACGCCACCGCCGCTCGGGCTGACGCGGGCCGCGACGGTGCCGACGTTGTTCCATGTGTCGGTGACGCCGCCCATGCCGTCCGAGCCCTGCGTGCTGCGGCTGATGATCGCCGTGCCAGGCAATGTCGTCGCAAGCGTCGTGCGCATGCAATCAAGGTCAGCAGCCGTAAGCGTCACGAGTCCGTCCGAAGGTTGCGCTTCTGCACTCGCGCACGCTTGCGCAGGAGGCGAGCCTGATCGCGGAGCCCTTGCACCTTCTGCGTGACGTTGAACGTCTGCCCGTCCGTGCTGAAGTCAAAGCACCGAGCCTCGCGGCTTGCCCACTGCTCCAACAGTTCGGCAGCCGCACCGTAGATGTCGTAGCTCCGCGCAGTCAGGTACAGAGCCGTGCCCCCGGTGTCGGCGGCGAAGTCAAAGATGCCGAGCTGGTAATCGGCAGTGAAGGTGGCCGTGCCCCGGTCGTCACCGACAGAGTCCTCAATGACGAACACGGCGGTTCCGCTCGCAGCAGTCTCCAAGAATCCATAGGCCGAGCGCAGCCGCGTGTAGATGACGCTGCCGCCTCCGATGTAGTTCGGCTCGCGCATCAGCTTGTGACGCACCAAGTCCTGCCGGTGGCGGTCCAGAACCTGCTCGATCTGGTTGTCGTCCCAATACGACGCGGTCCCGAGCGTGTATTCGGCAGTGCCGGCATACGTGAGGCCACGGACGCGGGCGATGTTGTCAGCCATTCCGCTACGGCTCATGCGGTCAGCGCCTCCTCGGGTGCGAGCTGCTCGGCTGCGGTGCGAGCGATGATGTGACGCAGCGTGTTCTCGGGCTTCCAGCCGAGGCCCCGCGCCAGGGCAGCATCTGGCAGCTTGGTGCCCGCCGATGCTTCCTCGTAGCGCGAACCAAAGACGCGCTTGCCCGATGTGTGGACGATTGACGACTGCGACCCGGTGACCTCTTTCACCATGCCGGCAAGCTCGTTGATCGTCGTTCGATTGTCCTCGTTGCCGACGTTGTAAGGCTGCCCGCGCCAATCGGAGTAGTCGTCGGGGAGAAAGTCGGTGATGAAGCGGCACACATCCCAGACGCCCGTAAACGCCCGCTCCTGCTCGCCGCCTTCAAAGACGGTGATCGGCTCGCCTGCGAGCGCTTGGCTGACCATGCGCGGAACCACGAAGCCCTTAGCCTCTGCCTCGCGCGGCCCTGCCATGTTCCACGGCCTGATCTGCACAGCCTGGAGTCCACGCGCAACGCTGCTGCCGACGACCTGCTCCGCAGCGATCTTGCCGGCCTGATACTCCAAGCGTGCGCTGTATCGAGCCGGCACGGTGCAGGGGTCGCCCTCGCACGCCTGGCCGGTAATGCCGTAGACCTCCGACGTGCTGATGTTCACGAGCGGCGTGCCAGCCACGATGCATGCATCCACTACGCGCTGCGTACTGTGCACGACCTCGCCCGCGATGGTGCCCTGCGCCGGCAGGATTGCAGCTGCCCCGACAGGGCTCGCGGCATGCACGACGAGGTCCACGGATGCGGCATGCTTCGGCACAATGTGCCTGGCATCTGCGATCAGCACATGCTCAAAGGTCGGGTGCGTGACGCTGACGACGTTCGCGCTCATGTTGTCCATCGCCACGACCGACCAGCCGAGCTTATTGAAGCGATCGGCAAGGTGCGAGCCCATGAACCCCAGGCCCCCCGTTATGAGCACGCGCGGCTTCATGCGGCCACCTGCGCCCACCTGCCGGCGCTCATGGCCTGCTCGAACTGGAGCCGGTCCGTCATGCTGCGGCGCACCATGTCGTCCCTGCCAACGGTGCCCTCGAGGTGGGTCATGCGATACCCCTCCCGGTATGCAACGGTCATGCCGAGCGCGCGTGCCCTGGCAGCGAGGTAGTCGTCTGCAAAGTAGTGAATCGGCAGGCTCGGCCCGAGCTCGCGCCATACGTAGCGGCGAAAGAACGGGAACTGACTGCTGACGACAGGTGCCCAATCCGCGCAGCCGGTCAGAATCCAGCCGCCTCCCATGCTGCCGGTTGCCAGAGGCGAGCCGTCGAGCAGGTCAATCCTCGGTGCGGGGTAGTAGCCGGCGTCGGCAGCTTCGCAGGCTGCAGACAGCCAATCGGGTGCCATGAGCACGTCGTCAGCCGCGAGCATGACGTATTCGCCCTCGGCGGCATCCATCCCGTCGTTCCATGCCTGGCCGATGTTGCGCCGCTCCTTCACGACGATCATCTGCAGGTCGTCCGCCGGCACCGTTGCGCGGAAGCTTGCAACCGTGCGCTCGCACATCTGCTCGCGTCCTTTGATCGTCGGAATGACGACCGAAACTGTCACGACACGACCTCAACGGGCGGCACGTTGCAGTCGTCCGAAACCTCGAGCTCTGCCTTCATTGCCTCCAGCGCCGGCTTCCAGTAGGTCTGCGTGACCTCGTCGGCGTCGTACCGCATTGCGAACGCACGCGCCTGGCTGCGCAGGGAAGCGTCGCCACGATGCGCGTAGGAAGCCTCCAGAGCCTCTAGAACGCCGTCGCAGGTGGGCAGGTATTGGTAAGCCTGCATCGGGGTCAGGACGCGCTCATGGGCCGTTACGGTCCAGCCGGCTCCTACGAGCTCCGGCATGGCGGTCCAGCCCCCGACGATGACGGGCGTGCCGCACGCCTGCGCTTCAATGATCGGAACGCCAAAGCCCTCGCCCATCGTCGCGGACGACAGCACGTCCATTGCGGAATACAGGCCGGCCATGACGCCGTCACCATACCCCATGATGTTCCGGTACTGATCGCAGACCTTCACGCGGTCGTCAGGGATGCCGAGGCTCTGCATCACGGCTGGCACGTCCATTCCGTCCATCTCTGTTCCGAGATGCGTGTGGACGTACAGCAGGGCGTCGTCGTGCCTGCGTGCGAAGCGGGCAAACGCTTCCAGCTGCGTCGGCAGCGCCTTACGGCTCGGCAGTCCCTTGTTCGCCGCCACGATGCCCACCACGAACGCATCCTCGGGAATCCCGAGCTTCGCCCTGGCCTCGTCCTGCGGCATCGGCGCGTAGATGCTGGTGTCCACGCCGTGCGGAACGTAGATGGGGTCCATGCCGGCTTCGATTGCCATACTCTCAGCGTGCCGGCTGTACACCATCGGTCGCCACGCATGCTTGACGCTGTTGCGCACCGCCTCGGGGATCGGGTCATGGTCCACCGGGAACCACGGTGCCCATCGCGCGCCGCTCGCCGTGATGCGGTCATGCTTCAGAACCCATGCGTCCACAAGCGTGATCACGACGTCTGCCTGGCACTCCTTCGCATGCTGGCCGATTACGTCCATGCCGTACGGGTGGAACGCGCGCGGATACACCGTCATTCCGTTCCACGTAATGCTCGCGCCCTCCAATCCGTAGAACGCGCTGATTGAAACGTCATACCCGAGGTCGCGGATACGCGGCGTGAACAGCCGCGTCTGCACGCCGTAGCCGGTAGCGGCCCACGGCGCGTTGCTGTGCCAGAGAATGTTCATCGGTTGCCCCCGCTCGGCCCCCGAATGATTGAAGCGGCGAGGGAAAGCTGCCGGGGGCAACGAAACAGCCTTGTCAGCGAGCGCTGTACGGTGCGCTGCCTATCCCCTGCCGCCATGCTGCCCGTCATGCCTTCCCGCCCACGAAATGAACGATGACCTTCCCAAACGTAGCGGTGCCGTTGTTCTGACCTGCCTGGCGGACGGCCAGCCATTCGTGCGTGTTCAGAACGTCATGCGCGTCGTTGATCACCATCTGCTTCGGCACGTTGGCCGTCCAGTGATCGCCGGTTCCTCCGACTGCCGGCGCGACCGTGCCGAGCACCGTCGGCGTCCCTGCATCCGAATACTTGATCAGCTCAACGGTAAAGCTGGTGTTGCTTGATGTATTGGCATGGTTGATCACCCACGCCTCGGTGATAGTGATCGCGCCACCAATGTCCGATGCGCGGAACTCCAGAACGTCGGACGTATGCCCGCCGAGGCTCAGGACGAGCGTGTTCGCGTCGAGCTGTGCCATTGCCAGGCGGTCGGCGGGTGACCGACCTCACGCGCTAGGGCATGAGGTCGGCCACGCCTACCGGAATCGCTACGCCTTTCCCTGCACGTAGTGAATCGTGACCATCCCGCGAGTCTGCGAGCCGCCGTCCACCGTGGCGTAAGCCAGGCTCAGGCACTCGCCCTCGTCAAGCGTGATGTAGCTGCTGTCGAGGGTGTAGCTCTTGGGAAGGGTGTCGGTCCAGTGGTCGGCGGTGCCGCCGAGCGTCCCGACAGTCCCGGCGATCACGGTGCCGGCGCTGGTGCGCTTGTGGAGCGCCAGGGTGAACGTCGCGGTACCAGAGGTCGTCGCGTGGTTCACCGCATAGGCGTCCAGCAGGGTGATCTTGCCGCCCGTACCGCTGTGCTTGTACACGATCACATCGTCGGCAGCGGCAGGGACAGGGACGGTAATGCTGTTCACATCGAACTGCGCCATACGGTCAGCCCTTCTACTCGGTCGGGACGGAGGCGTCAGCGATCAGCTTCACGCCGAACTTGGGACGCCACACACCGTGCGCGTACACGGCCGACAGGTTGATCTCGTCAGCGCGACGGCTGGCGTCACGCTCGCGCTCGATACGCGGAGCGCGGCGAATGTCCAGGGCCAGAGCCATCGGAGCGAACACGCCGGCCACCGCAGCGGTGCCGGCAGTGATGTTGGACGACTCAAAGATCGTCACACCCGCAGCGCGAGCCACCACACGGTTCTGCATGACGGCGTCACCGAACTGCGGGGTGTTCTGCATGCCCGAGACAGCGGCCTCCTTCGAGAGGTCGTGCCACTGGTAGGGGTGCAGCACCGCGTAGTACGGGCCAGGCGCGTTCTGCGTACGCAGCTGCGCGACAGCCGCAAAGAAGCGGCCCCACGTGAGCGCCGAGCCGGCAACGCCAGCGGTCCCGCCCGTGAAGGACGAGAAGTTGCTGATCAGGTCGGTCTCGATCTTGTTGGCGATCGCGAAGCCAAGCTCCTGCGCCGACGCGGCCATGACGCCCATCGGGTCCGACTCCATGCGCTGGTCGGTCACAAGGTACTGCGCACCGACCTCCGAGGGGGTCAGCGTGGACAGCACCGAGGGCTTGAACGACTGCGAGGTCAGGTCGTCGTCGTCGTTGATCGCGCTGATGTTCGCGGACGAGTACTCGGACGACACGCGGGGAGCGATGCCCTGGCCCGACAGGTTGGTGACGAGGTTCGACATGAGCTCGTTGTCGCGAGCCACGAACATCGCGTCCTCGTAGATCTTCTGGATGTAGTCGGTCGGCGACTGAATGTCGCTGACCTGCGTGAAAGCTGCCGGCAAGGCGTGCTTCCTTTCTTAGTCGGTATTCACGACGCCGCCACCAAGCCGCCGAGCCGCATCGGGGTCAAAGATGCCAGCATTGCCACCGAACAGGCGGGCGCGGCGCTGCGCGTCGGTCTCGCCCATCGGCTCGCTGCGAGCAGGGTTCGCCGGGCTGCCGGCTGCCTGCTGCACCTTGAGGTACGGCTTCTGCTTGATAAGGCGTCGCAGCGCGTCGTCAAGGCTCGCGGGGTCCGGCCTGCCGTCAGCGTCGTACTCCAGGGCATCGCGGTCAAGCATGGCGACGGCCACCTCTGCATCCACGATACCGAGCGCGTTCGAGCGCAAGGCGACAGCACTCTCAAGTGCCAGGCGGCGGGTGGTTGAGTCGCGTTCAGCAAGCTCCGCTTCCAGCTCCTGCAGTCGCTTGGCCTGCCGCTCCGCTTCGGAGAGCTCTGCGTCGTCGCGCTGCTTCTGGGCCGCTTCCATGTCGCGAAGCCTGGCCCTCCACTTGATCGCGTCGTCGCGAGCCTCTTTGAGAGCCTTCGCCAACGCCTGCTTGTCAGGGTCCTCGGCGGTCTCCGCCGTAGGCTGGTCGGGCGTCTCACCCTCGTCCTGCTGGGTGCCCATCTCGGGCTCGGGAACGTCGGGCGTCGCACCCTCGTTCTCGCTGTTGGTCTCCATCGTACCACTACCCCCGGTTGCGATCTGCATGCGTGCAATCGTGGCGAACGCGCTGCGCTGCGGCTCGGCGGGCGTGGCCGGCTTCGACGCTGCTGGTTTCCTGCGCGGTGCCATGCGGGAAGGATTGCAGATCGCGCCACGGCGCACACATTATTAGTGGCAAGCGGGCTTGCATCGCCCATCAGCACCGGCTAGGCTTGTTGCCACAAGGCCAATCAAGGGAAGGAATCACATCATGGCCAGGCAACTCCTCAAGGACGTTCACCCCATCTGCGCCGCAATCATCAACGGCGACCACGATGACATTCTGGACGCCATC